TATGGAAACAAAAATCGAAAATTTTAAAGGGCTCGAAAGCATAGAATTAGAGCTTGAAGGCATTACAGAAGTTAGTGCCAAAAATGGAATAGGTAAGACGTCTATTCTCGACGCATTATGCTGGTATTTCACTGGCAAAAACATCTATGGTGACACTAAGTTTGATATAATCAAACACGGTAGTGATTATGCAAGTGTAGCTATAGAATTAGAAGATTTTACATTAACAAAGAAAGTTGTAAAAGATGGTAATGGTACAAAGACACTTTATTACAAAGATTTAGACGAGATTAAAAGCAAAGATTTTGAGATGGTTGTTTATGATCATTTTGGCTATGCAGATAGTGATATATTACTATCTGCGATGGTATATGAATACTATTTTACAAATTTGACGATGGAAAAACGTCGCAAAATAATTTTAGATACGTTTAAAATAAATGAAGACACTACTGAAATTGACAGCAAAAAAGCTGAATTAGACACTATAAAAAAGAAAATTAACGATATAAAAGTGCAAATAGATGCTTATAAAAATGTAAAAATAGTTGAAAGCACTAAAAACGACGCTGAAATTAAAAAAGAGATAGACAAAATTAAGCAGTTAATAAAACAAAAAGAGTTTGAAATTAGTCAGTTATCTGCTTTACAGAACGAAATTGCTAAAATTAATTATGAAATAGAAGCAAATAAAAGCAAAATAGACACAAATAACAAAATGATAGCAATGTATAATGATAAATTAGTTACATTGCGAAATAACTATAAAGAAGTTGCTAAACGTAGAGCTGATATATGTTTTAATTGCAAACAAACATTACCTGATAACTTGCAAAAAATTGAGTTTGATAAGAAAGCAAAAGAACTTGAAAATATTACTGCAGAAGGCAAAAATTTATCTTCTAAAATCGCAGAGTTACAAAATGAAAACAAAGCATTGCAAGACAGCGTTGCTATAAATGAAAATAAATTAAAAACACTGCAGTTACAACTAAAAAATGCAGATGTTGAAAATATAAAACGCTTAAAATTAGAATTAGAGGCACAATTAGAAGATTTGCTAAAACAAAGCAGTAATGATAAAGTAGCTACTAACATACCCGAATTGCTAAAAATTCAAACCGATAACTTAAAAGAATTGAACACAAAAAAGTTAGCAATAGAAAGCGAATTAAAGCAATTGCAAGAAAAACGTATACAATTGGCAGAAGCGTTTGAAAATGAAGTTAATAGTAACTTTGATATAATTAAATTCACATTTTTTGAGCAATTAAAAAACGGTGATTTAAAGCCAGCTTGCAAAATTTTAGTTAATGATGTAGATTATTTGAGTGCAAGTGATAGCGAAAAAATTAGAGCAAACGTAGAGCTAATGCTATTATTACGTAAAAATTATGCTTTGAAATATCCGTTACTTATTGACAGAGGTGAGAGCTTTGATGATGACAATTATGCAAAGTTAATTGAACGATTAAAAGAAAAAAACATTAATGTAATTATAACAAAAGTTAGTGAAGTTAACGATTTAAAAATAGAAAAAATATAAAAACAAAATCGGCGTGCCAGTTGCCAAAATAAATCCACAGGGCAGTGGTAAATAAAAAAAATGGAAACACAAATTAAAAAAAGTGGAAATCCACCTTTAAAAGATTTTTTGAAGCAAGACCACGTAATTAAAGAGTTTGCTAAATTAGTGCAAGACCCGACAAACTTTATAATGTCTGCTATAACTACTATCCAGCAGAATAACTTCCCAACTGATATAGATAGAAATAGTGTGCTATTTGGATTAATGAATGCTGCTATACTAAAACTACCTATTAATAATAATTTCGGACTTGCATATCTTATACCATACAGGGATAATAAGAAAGGCAAAACTTATGCACAATTTCAAATTGGAGCAAAGGGCTTTATAGCATTAGCAATTCGTAGTGGTTTAGTTATAAATTTTAGCACAACTGAAGTATACGATGGACAATTGTTAGAATTCAACCCTCTAACAGGTTCAAAATTTGATTTTTCAAAAAAGCAATCAAATAAAATAATTGGGTTTGCATGTTATCTTGAATTAAAAAATGGTTTTAAACGTACTGAATACATGACGTATGAACAAATGATGGCACATGCAAAAAGATATTCGGAAAGTTTTAAGCATAATCAAGGGGCGTGGGTGACTAATTTTATTGAAATGGGCTGTAAAACAATAGGAAAATTAACATTAAAAAAATACATGCCATTTTTGACTGATGAAATAGGACGTGCATTGCAGACAGACCAGGCAGTTATAGTAGGTGAAAATGAATTCGTATATATAGACAATAAAAACGACGACGATGTAGTTAATGAAGTAATTACAAAAGAAAATAAAGAAACTAAAAAAACGACTAAAAAAACGACTAAAAAGCAAGATGAAGATCAAAACACTGATAATGAAGTAATTACAGAGCAAAGTAATGTAACTAATGATGTAGACAACGAAATAGACAATGAAATTGAAATACCATTTTAGCTATGATAAGAGTTAATATTTACGGGACAGGGAGCGACGGTAACCTGTCCCTCATTGATGACGGAATTACTGCAATTATGATAGATTGCGGTTTAAACACAAAAATAATAAAAGATGTTAGTATATATAATCGTTTGAAAGCTTGTGTAATCACGCACGAACACAACGATCACGCAAAATATAAAGATAAAATTAGTGAAATAGTAGATATAATTACTGATACTACAACTAAAAAAATTGATAACTTTGAAATAACTACAGTAGAAGCATTTCACAACGTAAAAAACATCGCCGCATATATCTATAATAAAGCAGAAGATATAAATATTCTGTGGGCTACAGACTACTATAAAATTAGCAAGTTATACAACGAGCTTGATTATATATTTAGTGAAATCAGCTACGATGATGATATTTTGAATGAAGCTCTAACTAATAATAGCGTGGAATATATGCACTATAAAGGTTTACAGAACCATATGTCCCTGCAACGTTTTTGTAGTTTATTAAAAAATGTAAATCTGAACGTTTTAAAAGGAATAGTAGTGCTGCACGAAAGCGATTATTTAGATAGAATTATAGCTATAGACAAAATAAACGAAATAACAAACGGTAGATGTTCTATATTTTTTGGCAGAGGCGAGTATTTATTAACAAAAGAAAAAATTATTAAAAATTAAAACAGGAGGTAATATGAAAAAGCAGACAGAAAAAAGAAGTAAAATTGTTATTTATAAAGTAAATTCAGACTGTCATAGTAGATTACAGTCAGCCTGCGTGAAATGGTTTCGTTACCAGTATAGCGAATATAAAGATCTACTCTTTGCAATACCGAATGGATTACCGATTTTTGACAAGGAGTTACGAGTAAAAATTTACAATCGTTTAAATAAAGAAGGTTTGAAAGCTGGTGTACCAGACCTATTTTTAGCTTTGCCGCGAGGTATATATCATGGTGCATTTATAGAGATTAAATATGATAGTGATAGGCTTAGAAAGAATCAGTTTGATATGATACAATTATTAACTGCACAAAATTACAAATGTTTAGTGATAAATAACATTGAGGAATTTATTAATGAAGTAAATAAATACTTATCTTTAGAATAAAATTAATAAAATAATAAAGAATATAGGGAGTACTAAAAATACTCCCTTTTTTGTATATTTTTGTAACATTAAATAAAAAATTATGTATAATTAGAAAAAATTATATATATTTGTAAAAAAATTAATCTAATGGAAATAGAGCAAAAAATAGTAAATATTAAAGAAATTAAAGAAAACAAAGACAATCCGCGCAAAATTTCAAAATCACAATTAGAACGATTGAAATTATCTTTGCAAAAATTCCCAGAAATGTTATCTATTAGAGAAATCGTAGTTGATGAAAATATGGTAATTTTAGGCGGTAATATGCGATATAGAGCATTAAAAGAGCTTGGCGAAAAAACAGTACCTGTAAAGATAATAAAGGGTTTATCAGATGAGCAAAAGAAAGAATTTATAATAAAAGACAATAACATTTATGGTGAATGGGATGTTGATATTTTGCAAACTTGGGACATAGATTTATTAAAAGATTGGGATATAGATGACAAATATATAAATAAAATAAATGATAATAAATATGTTAATATAAATAAAGTATTAGTAAATACATATCATCCTGATAAAATAGTTAATATAAATGATTGCATAAATACAGAGAAGTATGATTATTTATGTAAAAAAATTAATCAAATGAATATATCAGAAGATATACGTAGATTTTTATTATTATCAGCAACACGTTTTATTGAATTTAATTATAAAAATATAGCTAATTATTATGCATCATCTTCCAAAGAAGTGCAAAATATGATTGAGGAATTATTATTAGTAATTATAGATGTTAATGATATTTTACAAAATAATTATTTAAAATTTACAAAAGATATACTAAAAAGATTGGGTGTAAATTATGAGTGAACAATTTGATTATAAAAAAGATTTTGTAGTATTTATTTTATCATATGGACGTAGTAGAAATATAAAAACAAAATATTTATTAGATAAAAATAATTATACTGGAGATTATTATATTATATGTAGCAAAGATGATAAAAGTTTAGATGATTATAAAAAATTATATAATAATGTTATAATTTTTGATAAAAATGATTATATTGATAAAACTGACACGATAGATAATTTGAATGAAACAAAAATAGTAGTATATGCTCGCAATGCCGTGTATGATATTGCTAAAAATTTAAATAAAAAATATTTTTTAGTATTAGATGACGATTATGATACATTAGATTATAGATTCCCATTTAAAATTGAACGACCTCAAGGCAAAAAAATATTATATGAAAATAATTTAGATTATTTATTTAAAAAAACATTAGAATTCTTTATTAATATAGATTTTGATATTATTGCATATGCACAGAGAGGGGATTTAATAGGCGGTAAGGGTTTTTATGATAGAGTTTATCAAAAAAGAAAAATTATGAATTCTTTTTTTTGCAGAACTGATAGAAGAATATGGTTTAAAGGTACGTCAAATGAAGATGTAAACACATATCTTTATTATGGACAACGTGGTTATAAATTTCTAACTATACCATATGTTATAATTAAGCAAGAAATTACACAAAAACAAAGCGGTGGTTTGACAGATTTTTATAAAAACTACGGAACATATGTAAAATCATTTTATTCTATAATAATAAATCCTATAGCTGTAAAATTAGATTTAATGGGTAATAAATATAAACGTATACATCACAAAATTAATTGGGATTTAGCAGTACCATATATTATAAGTGATAAATATAAAAAATAATATATTATGGCAAATAAAGAACGATATACGAAGGCAAAGATTTA